TCTTTAAATAATTCTTTTAAACTTGGTACTTGATTTGCTCTTTGTACACGATTTAATCCCTTAGCACTATTTGGATGAGTTTGTTGATATCTCTCATGCATAGCAAACGGATTAATAGCGTTCCACCAATCACTATATGCTCTATTACTACCTCTATTTTCTAATTCCAACTTTTTTATTTGTTGTTCCATTAATTTTATATCTTGAACCGATTTCATAAGTGATAAACCGCTATTTACAGGGTCAACCGTTGCCATAGCACCACTTGGAGTAGATGCACCAGCACCACCAGTACCAGATAATATAGGATTTAAACCTGCTTTTCGCAAATCCTCAACTTCTCTTTGGTGAGCAGTACTAGACATAACTCTTTGAAAATCCATTTGCTTTTCGGCTTGACGTTTAGCGAATAAACCGCTAATAGCCATACCACCAAGACCAATTCCAAGAGATTGGCCAATATTTAAAGCACTTGTTGGTGCTTTTAAAAAATTAGAAAAAATTCCCATAATTAGAAATGGTCAATCTTGCCAGGTACACTATATACCGGCATAGGTCTGGCACACTTCATAGAAATATAAGAGTCAAAGATAAAATGTGGCTCAGAGGGCACAGCAATGACTCTATCAAGAGGAGGGTTTTCTTCTATGAATGTTGAATTTAACCCAGGTAGTGAGGAGAACTCCTGAGATAAGTGCCAGGCATCCAACGACTGAGCGTCATTACTACGGAATTTACCCGTAATCATTGACGGCTTATATCTGTACTCGGCATACCTCTCGGCGTACCCAAAAATGTCATCATCAGCACTCGTACCTTGTGCATAAATCTCTTTATTGAGCACCGCTTGTTCGCCAATATGCGACAATGCTGGCCAGTAAAAATCATATCTTGTCTGACGGCTAAAACACCGGTTAAGTCCTTGTTGATATGTTAAATCTGCTCTTACTGAAACTAAACCTAAAATAACACAATGTTCTGTAAATGACTTCGTAAAACCATGGTTTGTAAGCGAAGCCGTTGCCATTGCCGCTAAATTACCCTGCGGGCTTGTTGCGTCCGTTGAACTAGTTTGTTCAATCGGTGTAACATTGATTGGCGTGCTACCGCCGCCAAGGTATTCTGGTCTTTGCAATCTTGCATCTGGACTTGTAACTCCGAAATGCGATTTAACAATTTCTGTATATCTTGTTCCACCACGTGCGTCTCTCTCTAATAATTTCTGAATTTGAAATGCTTCTCTTAATTGATTAATTGTTGCTGCAGTAGCATCAGTCAAATCAGCATAAATACCGCCTGGTACATTAGTAGTAGGAGTAGTAACAACATAAGTTGTCCCCGCATTTAATTTGGTTGTTGCACCAACATTTGTATTATATATACCAATATCACTACCAGTTGCTATGTCAGTTGCAATTGGTGCAGACACACCTAATGGTAAATTAACTGCATCACCTTTCTGTGGCCATGGCAAACATGACGTAAAATAATCATGTCTTTTGCCTCTTTTTAATAACTCATAATTTGTATATGTGTCTGGTCCGTCACCTTTATCTACATGTACTGAATCTTGTAAATTTTGGTCTCGAAACCATTCGTTATAAATCAAATTATAAGCTCTATGCCAAAGCGAATTATGTTCTAAATTACCAACAGCTGTTGGTATACCAAAATAATCATGTAATGACTGATTACTATAACCTGCACCCGGTGCAGTCATTGTTGGAACTGTGTAATCGATTGAATCTCCGGGATCTATTTGCTCACCATTAAATTTCTTCCAGTTATCCCAAATTAATCTTACAGGGACAGCAAAAAAATGCGTGTCCATATATATGTTATCCATAATTGGGAATATTGGTGTTGCCATACGGGCAAACGCTGTCATATTTGTATTAAATGTATCTCCTGGTAATGCTTCATCTACTAAAATAGGTACTAAATAACCTGCATCAAACGTTGTTTTAACACCATGTGAACGGTCAAAAGACGACCTCTCAATAGTCGCCTTTGGTACTTCACTAAACTGATGCTCCATAACTGTTTTCATTTTCATTCTTTATACTCCCAAGTTAACTTGATAATCTCCCGAATTTCTTCGGGAGTTTTTTTAAATTGTTCTTTAAACCAAGAAATCATAACTGTTCCTTGCCTACAAACTCTGACGCGACACCTAAACTAATCTTTGTGTCTTCTAGGTTGAATGACGCCGTATGGTCGTCATATTCACCCATATAAAATAAAGTAAAATCCGCTGGATGTTTACCTATTTGTGAACTTTC